TGGCATTACTGTATCAAGTGTTACTACAGGAGCAAGCGGTAATTTTACTGTCGTTCTTTCTACTAACGTAACTTTAGCAGATAACCTAGCTGTAACATTTACTTTTAGAACTACTACCTTTGCAGTAGATGGTGTGACAGGAACTATACAAGCAGGTATGGAGATTGTTGGCACAGGTATACCAAGAGGTACAACTGTAACATCATTTAGTTCTCCAAATCTTGTGATAGGTTCTGCTGCTGATAGTTTGTCATTAACACTTACAGATGATACCGCACTAGAGTTTAAGACAGAGTATACTATTGCAAATGGTGGTGTAACTTTTGACGATGACGAAAACAGAGCAGCACTAAATATAACCACTAGTCTTACTGCTTCACCTGCAAATGGAGATGATGTAGAGTTTACAAGCACAGTTACTAATTATCTTGCGACAGGGTGTGGTGTATTTCTTGATACAGTTCTTGTAGGTAAAAACGAAAGTTTACTTAAAACATCTGGTAACGGATACTCTCTTATAAACGTACCAGTATACGGAACAGTTCTTGTAAACGGTGCTTCACAAACAGGTAGTAGCCTAGTTGTAGATGGATTAGACTCTACACCACAATTAGGTGATGTATTTAAAATTGCAGGTGTAGATAAGATATACACTGTTACTGCAACACCAACAGTAACATCAGGCGGAGCTACTATAGCTATTGACCCTGCACTAGCTAGTTCTCCTGCAGATAATGCTGCTATAACTTTTTTAAGCACGTCAAGAGAAAATGCTGGTAAAACTAGATTTTCTAGGTATAACTATACCGGAACAGAAAAAATTGCTATAGTTGATGGTATTAACGTTCCTGCATTATATAATGGAACTTTATTTACAGCTCTTAATAGCGCACCTACTGATGTAGCTGCAGCAGAATTTGTAATAAGTTTTAAAAACCATCTGTTTTTTGGAAAAAATAATTTATTAACTTTTACTTCACCTTTTACAGATAATGATTTTACAACAGCTAATGGTTCTGGTGTAATATCTGTGGGACAAAACATAACTGGCTTAATAGTATTTAGACAACAGTTAATTATTTTTACTGAAACGTCTATATCTCAGTTGATAGGAAATACTATAAGTGATTTCCAACTTCAACCGATAACAACAGATATTGGTTGTGTAGATAAAGATACAATACAAGAAGTTGGTGGTGATGTAATGTTTCTTGGTCCAGATGGATTAAGGCTTTTAAGTGCTACAGAAAGACTTGGTGATTACGGACTAGGTGTTGTATCTAAAACAATACAGAAAGAAGTAACAGATTTTATTACAGCTAATACTTCTTTTACTAGTGTAGTTATACGTGATAAATCTCAATATAGAATATTAGGATTTAATAATAACATAGCTCAAGCAAATGCCCAAGGTATACTTGGAACTCAAATGGCAGGTCAAGGTGGCGAGGGAATGGCATGGGCAGACATTAGAGGAATAAGAGCATTTGTAGCAGATAGTAGATTCTTTCAAAATGCAGAAACAATAGTATTTGCAAATGACGATGGGTTTCTCTATCAAATGGAAGAAGGTAATAGCTTTGATGGTAGCAATATACAAACTACTTTTGCTACACCTTTTATGCCAATTAATGATCCAAGAGTACGTAAAACATTTTATAAGATGTTTTTGTATACTGATCCACAAGGTAGTGTTTCGTTTGATGTAAGTTTAAAATTAGACTTTGACCAAAAAAATAGTGTGCAGCCTACAAAAATAGATTTTAACAATAACACAGGAACGGTTGCATTTATGGGTCAGGCAACATACGGATCAACGGCAGTGTTTAGTTCTAAACTACAAACATTGTTTGAAACACAAATAATAGGATCGGCTTTTGTTGTATCTTTACAATATACATCAGATAGTGTAGATCCACCATTTTCATTGGATGCTATAACATTAGAATACGCCACAAACACGAGAAGGTAAAAATATGGGAACAGGCTATACACGTAACGACACAGCAAATAATATTGCTGATGGTAACGTTATTAACGCTGCTGACTTTGATGGCGAATATGATGCTATTGAAGCTGCATTTAATTCATCTTCTGGTCATACCCATGATGGTACTGCAGCAGAAGGTGGTGCTATTACAGTTATTGGTCCCGGCCAACAACTAGTAGCAACTGCTAATTCAATTAATCCAAGCACAAATGCAGGATTAGATTTAGGTACATCATCACTACAATTTAAAGATTTATATATAGACGGTGTTGCTCACATAGATGGTTTTGTGGGAGACATGACTCTTGATACAAATAATAAATTACAGTTTCGTGATGCACAGTTGTCTATTAGTTCTACTGCAGATGGTCAATTAGACGTTGCAGCAGATACCACAGTTAAAATAACATCACCAGAAGTTATAATGACAGATGACGTAAGATTGCAAAGTGATGCTTCTATTCTTACATTTGGTGCAGACGATGATGTTAAACTTACACACGTAGCTGATACAGGTTTAGGTGCAACGGCTGCTAGTGGTTTTCAGTTATCTTTACAAACATCTGACATATCAGTAGATAGTGGTAATACTATTGGTAAGATTAGTTTTAATGCTCCATTAGAAGATAGTGGATCAGATGCCATACTTGTAGGTGCAGAAATAGAAGCTGCAGCAGAAGCTAACTTTGGTGCGGCAGATAACTCTACTGCTCTTGTTTTTAAAACAAATACTAGTGCAACAGCCACAGAACGTGTACGTATTAAATCAGATGGTGATGTAGTATTTACTGGTGCATCAGCAAACATGGTTTGGGATACAAGTGCTAATGCATTAGACTTTGCAGATAATGCTAGTGCTGTTTTTGGCACAGGTGATGACCTTACAATTAAACACGATGGTGCAAATACTTCTATAGTAAATACAACTGGGGAGTTGACAATACAAGGAGATGGTGTTACAATACAAAGTGACACTGGTACTGAAAAATATATGGATATGGATGTTAACGGTGCGGTTAACCTATATCACAACAATGTAAAGAAAATAGAAACAACAGCAGATGGTGTAGACGTTAGTGGAGACATTAGTGTTGGTAATCTTAATGTAGCTACAAACACAATATCTTCTACAGATACCAATGGTAATATAAACCTATCTCCAAATGGTACAGGCACTGTTGTAATCAATACTGATCTCGATGTAGATAATGTTAACATAAATGGTAACGCTATCACATCTACAGATACCAATGGAAACATTGATATAAATCCGAATGGAACTGGTGTTGTAAAACTAAAATTTAATAATTCGGATGTATTAGTAACAAGTGCTACTGGTGCAACTTTAACAGGTGCAATCGCTGCAACTACTTTTAGTGGTCAATTAGATGGCACTATATCATCAGCTACAACAGCAACAACACAGAGTTCAGGTGATGATAGTACAAAAATAGCAACAACTGCATATGTAGATAATGCTACAGGAACTGGAACAACAGCATCTGATGCAAACGCACTTGCATTCGCAATAGCTTTAGGGTAAAATAATATGGCAAACACATTTAAAAATTATGTAAGTAGTGCGGCTGTAGGTACTTCAGAAACAACAATCTACACCGTACCATCAAGTACTACTGCAGTTATTATTGGTTGTAACATAGCTAATGTAACGAGTAGTCAAATAAGAGTCACTGTAAAGGTAGCAGACACACATGTTGTAAAAGAAGTACCTGTACCTGCAAACTCTGCAATATCTGTTTTAGACGGTAAGATAATTGCAGAAACAACAGACACTGTAAAGGTAACATCTAATACAGCAAGTAGTGCTGATGTAATAGTGAGTGCATTGGAGCAAACATAATGAGCAAATATATCGGTCCTCCTGTAGTAAGTCTCAGCACAGATACTGTAGACGTAACAGGAGATATTACAACTACAGATGCTACACCAGAAGTTATCATAGTAAATGATACACACGAGGATACCGATGGTGGACGTGAAGGTAAACTTACGTTTAAAGGACAAGCCTCTGGTGGAGAAGAAACTACACTAGCACAGATACAGGCTTCACATGACGGTACATCAGACGATGAAAAAGGCGATCTGATATTTAAAACAAATGACGGTTCTGATGGTGCTAGTCCAACTGAACGCATGAGGATTGACAGCAGTGGTAATGTTGGAATTGGCACAAATTCTCCAGCCGCAAAATTTGAACTGGAAGATGGTG